AAAATTAATTGACCTGTGCCTGTACCAGACTCTAATGTAACACCACCATTTACAACTGAAACTTTTGCAGTAGCATTTCCTGAACCAAAGTTTACGGTATCTCCTACAGCGTAACCAGAACCACCTGTATCTACTAATACTTCTTCTATTGTACCAGGACCTATTGTACCTACTTTTACACTTGCGCCTGAACCACCTGCTGTTATTTCTACGGTATCATCTTCGTTATATAATGCACCGTCATTTGTAATTGTTTTTTGATCTATAATACTAGAAACGGTTAAAGAAACTAATACGTTTGGATCTGTATTGTCTGTACCTGTTATAGTTTCACCAGCAACAAAAGTACCAGAAACTGAATCATCACCTACAACTAATTCAGTAACTTCTACACCACCTATTAGAAATTTAAATACGTCTTCTACAATTGCAGTTGCTTCATTTACCGAAGCACTAATTGGATTGTTTGCTTGTGTAATTGTTTGACCTATAAGATTTGTAGCGTCTGAAGTACCTTGTGCTAAACAACGAATTATTTTTTTAGTATCCCATTTACCATCAGATACTCTTAACATTTCATCTTTAGGATATCTTATTTCTGCTGGTTCATTAAATAATAATTTAAAAAATATTTCACTTGCACGTTTTGTACCTTTTGATTGATACAAAGATTTAATATTTTTTATAAGTTGTTCTTTTTCTATAGAACTATGTAACTTGTCAGGTACAGATGTTAGAAAGGCATTTCTAAATTTAGTTAAGAAACCTGATATAGTTTTATCTACATCAGCGTAATCTAAAAGTTGTTGAATATTTTGAACTGGGTTTGCTCTGTATTTACCTATAGTTGCCTGAGCACCTGAAGACGAACCTGTTATTAATTCGCCTTCTTCAAATTTATTTTGATGTGCAACAAATAAACGAGCACCACCATCAACGTCTTCTATAAGTACCGTTGTTGTAGCACCAGATGTTGAACCAGTTATAATTTCACCATTTTGAAAATCACCATAACTTGTATCTTCTAAAAGTACGTTGTCACCACCATCATCTTTACTTACGTTTGTGCCATCAATAACAATTTTACCTGATGTTGTACCTTCTAATACTAGATGATCTGGATCGCCAATGTTTGTTAATTGTATTTCAGCTGATTCCATCAACTGATAATATGCTTTTACAAAGTCTAAAAATAATGGGTGATCTTCAAGTACAAAATCAGGTACTTGTGAATTTATAAGATTTGATATTTTATCTTTAAAGTCGGCCATCTCATTTAATAACTACTAGTCGTGGTATATCCTATACCAGCGTTTGCTGAGCCTCCTACTAATGTATCAGACTCTACCGTAACTGAACTATTTGCAACATCAATATCTAATACTTGATTTCTAATAGGAACAATATCGTTTGAATTTGGTTTAACCGTAATTTCTATAACCGTAGAAGCTGCACCTCTTATGTTTTCTATATTAGAAACATTTAAAGAGTTTACTTCAACTTTACCTGTTGAATAGTCTATTGTACCTTGTGTGCTGTTTGCATATGATCTAACAGCGCCATCATTTTTATATCTTCTTACATTACCTTGACCATCATCATCTAAAAAGAAAACGTCTGTAGTGTTACCATCAATTTTAAATCCTGATGATTCTAAAATACCACCAGAAGCAGAATTGTGACCTGAATGTGGATTGTATAATGCGTTTGCAAAGTTAATTGTATATTTTGTAGAACTGCCTAATGTTGGTACAAAAGACTTTCTCATTTTGATTGTAGTTATGTTTGATAAAATACTTTCGTCTGTTTCATCAATTAATCCTGTTAATTTTGAATATCTAAAAATTGTATCAAATGATTGTAAAGTATTTGCGTTGTAATTTGTTAAAGTTGTAATAACGTTTGATTTGATTGTGTCAGCAGTTTTAGGTGTGCTTGTTTCATCAAACTTAACGTTAGATGTAATTAATAAATCTGTTGTTTCAGGATCAATAATAACTGGTGTAACTGAAGCAACTGAATATTTTTTTAAATCTTTTACTATTCTATCTTTTGTAGCGTCTGTAAGATTAGAACCACTTGTTGGTAAAATAGAAATATAAACTCTACCATAGAATGGCGTTTCAGCGTCTTCACCACCCCAAGCACTAACTGATTGTGTGTTAGCATAAAGTTGTTTTACTTTTGATTTGTAATCTTCTACCGTAACTGCTCTATCTTGTGACGCATAAAAACTAGGTGCATTAAATTTAATACTTTGTAAACTTTCAGGTTCGGCACCACCTTGTGCTGATGAATTGACGGTTGTGGTTATATCTGTAAAACCAGCAATTGAACCTGATAGTGTAAATGATGTTGCACCGTTAGCTTCTGTTTTGTTTGTTACAACATAACTTATATTAATTATGTTACCATCTTCTAATAATTTACCAATAACACCATCACCAAAATATATTTCATATTGACCATCTTCAGCTTCTTGTAAAAAATAAACTTTTGATGTACTATCTAATTCTGTAATTGAAGTTGCTCTAGTGTATGTGTTTTGTGTTACGTCCGATGTACTATTTTGTACAACAACTTTTATTGTAGTTGTATCTGCTCTATCACTAGGTATTAAAAATCTTTGGTCAATGTCTGTACTATCATTTGTGTAACTATAAGTTACATATGTGCCTTCGTAAACATCTAAACTTTGACATGTGTAAACACCATCAATTGGTTGTACTACTTTATCTCCTACTGAAACAAACGTATAAGTTAAACCATCTATTGATGAAGTAAATTTTGTACCTGCAGGAATTGTAATTGTTGATCCTGTACCATCATTGATTACTAATTTTAAATCAGCAATTGGTGCTCTAGCAGAGTTAGGTGTGTAACCTACTAATTTAGCCAATGACGCAACACTTGATCTTAATTGTGCTGTGTCCATAAACATTTCGTTTGCTACGAAATTTGCATTGTAAGCTAAATAGTGTGTATTGTAAGCAAGTAGATCAAGCAATATTGCCATTGAACTACCTTCAAAATTGTAATCTTTAAATTCGTTTTGATTTGATAAAAATCTTTTAAGTGAACCTTTTATATTCTCAAAATCTAATTCTGAAATTTCTAATTTGTGTTGTGCCATCTTATCTTACTCTTTGTAAAAATGTTGATACTGAAATAGGTTCTTCTACGCCATTAATTAAAAATGAAACCATAATATCTAAACCATTATTCGTTTCATCTTCTCTAACAACTACGTCTTCTACTGAAACTCTAGGTTCGTATTTTTCAATTGCCATAGCCACTCTATCTTTGATAAGTACCATAACAGGTTCAGTTAAATTTTCAAATAAGAACCCTCTTAAATTACAACCGAAGTCAGATTTAAAAGGTCTTTCGTATCTGTTTGTTAAGATTATATTCTTAACTGCTCTTTTTATGGCCTGAACATCAAATAACTTTGCAACATCTTTAGTTGCAGGATTTTTAGTAAAACTTAAATTCAAATCGCTGTAAATACGATTTGATCGTTTACTCTTATTCGTTGTCGTTGCGTCATAGTTTGAAAAGGCCATAGCAATATTTATATGACTTTACTGACCATTTACTAATACATTTAAAGAACCTGAAATCATTGCACCTGCGTCAGCACTATCTCCTACACGTCCCCAAGGTATACCACCTATTTTAACGTTATCTGATCCTACATTTAAGTTTGCAACATGGGCAGGACACAACGGAGCAGGTGGAAAAGTGTGAGATACGGTAGGAGTGCCTTTTACAGCACCTGGAATTGCATTTGCCTTAACCGTTCTTACTAATGAAGTTGATAAATTAGTGATTCCAGTACAAACATGACCTGTACTTAATGGATCACCTTCTCTAACTGCCATATTAACCTCTTTGTCTTGCTTCTAACGCAGCTTTTCTTGCTAATCTTCTTTGTTCAATAATAATTGATTGACGAATCTTTCGTCCTACTGGTATTTTTACCGAATCTACGATTTTTTTGCCTTTTTTACTAATATATTCAACGCCAATGATTTTATCCTTGTAATCCCCTTGTACTGCCATTACTGCTTTCTTCAAACTCATGGCTTCCTTCTCTTTTTCGTCACCAGATTCGTTCCAGAACTTAAAAATTCTCATTTTTTTCATAATTTCCTCATTTTTTAGTGTTTTTCAAGTATTTATGTTCTCTTTTTGTTCTCATATGCCCAAAAATCGCAGAAAACAAAGGGAAAAAACGGACTTTTTGACCATTTTTTTCCATTTTTTACTTGATTTTTCACTAAAAATACGGTATATTAATAGTATATGAAAACAACAAAGGAAAAAAACACTATGAATACACTATTTAGTATAATAACTATACTTTCGGCTATACTTGCCGTTGGTTCTATTGAAGATTGTGGCGGTCATTGTATGGGAAATGAGAACTGGACAATGTTTGCTGTAATGTTTACTTCAACTATCGTATTTGCTGTATTATCAGTAATGACTATGAAGGAGAATCAGTAATGTATTATATTTCAGAATTACATATGGGCGGTCCTACATTAGATTATAAGTTAATGGATTCTACTGATTGTTGGGGACCTTATAAATCTCTTTCAAAAGCAAGAAAGATGTTTAAAGAAAAAGTATATAAAAATAAAAACTTAAACCATTGGGATTTTATGATTAGAGGACCTTATAGAACTAATAGATTAGGTCATAAAACAGAATGGTACAACGTAAAGAGTAAAT